ATTTAACTCCAGGTGCAGCTCAAGATGGAAACTATATTAATTTTTATTATACAAAAAGAATTGATGATGTAGGTGCTTATACAAACGCAACTGATGTACCTTATAGATTTGTTCCATGTATGATTTCAGGGTTAGCATATTATTTAGCTATTAAATATGCACCACAAAGAGTTCAAGAGTTAAAATTATTATACGAAGATGAATTGTTAAGAGCAGAAGATGAAGATGGTTCTTCTAACTCTACATACATATCCCCTAAAATATATTACCCTGGTATTGGTTAATGACTACTTTTTCACAAGGTAAATATGCTTTAGCAATATCTGATAGATCTGGTATGGCTTTTCCATATAACGAAATGGTTAGAGAATGGAATGGTGCCCTGGTCCATGTTTCAGAGTACGAGCCTAAACAACCACAATTAGATCCTAAACCAACAAGTGCAGATCCACAAGCTTTACAAAGAGCAAGAACTGCTAGAACAGAATTTCCAACAGAAGATTTTTTACCACAAAACCCTATTACAACTACAGCTGCAGATGCAACAGTATCTATTTCTTTTTCAAATGGTGCTATGCAAGTAAATGATTTTATTAGATTAAGAAATATTAAATCTCCAGTAGGTGGTGTTGCAATAACTACTTTACAATTATCTACAACTTTAAATGGTGCAATTACAGATTCAGTTACTACAGTTACTTTAGCTGATGCATCAGCATTTCCAACATCAGGTTTTATAGTTATTGAAAAAATAAACAGCACAACAGGACTTTATGAAAACGAAGTTATTGAGTACACTGGAAAATCTTCAAACGATTTA